GAGATATGAGTAAAGCAAAAAAGATTAAGGCAAAAGCAGATACTACATTTAAGTATTTACAGTTGTTAAATGGTATCCTGCGTCTAACGGATAAGGAAATGTCTATACTAGCCGACTTTATTGATCTGCATAAGAAGATTAAAGATGCGGGTTTGGATATAAGTCCGTTTAGCACAGATAATAAAAAGAAAGTGGCGGAGATGCAGGGCAGGGAAGACTTTAATACGCTAAATCACTATATCAAAAAGCTGAATGAAAAGGGTGTTATTGAACTGAAAAATGGAAAATATCAGATAAGAGAGTTTTTAATACCCGGAGATGAAGATGAAATTGTGTTTGTGCTGAAGAAGTAATGGCAAAGAAGGTAAACCCAGATCTTATTATAAGGAAACTGTCACGCAAGTATGGGATTAGTACAAAGGAAGTAGAAAAAGCAGTTACAAGTCAGTTTAAGTTTGTGGCAAGAGTAATGAAGACTGGGAAGTTTGAATCTGTTCGTGTTCCTTTTTGGGGCATATTTGAAGTAAACCCATACCGTAAACAAAAGATAGATGAGCTCACAAGAAAAAAACGAGATCGAGGGGTTGGAGGGTGATGTTCTGATGAAGACCCTGATTGATGATTTGAATGAAATCATGCGGGATATTGATTTAGGGTATAGACGTGTGAATTATAATAATATGGTTGTAAATCATATGCTAAAAATGGTATATTCTTTACTTGGCGTAATAAAAGAACATCTTAAATTTGAAGGTTTGGGTGTTGCCGAGAAAGAAGAAGTATCATTATTCGGCATTAGTAAAGAAGATCTATATGGCAAATGACCTGAGAGAAGAATTATTAGAAGAAAATAACCATTTTGCATATCCGTCTGCATATGCAAGAACAATACCCGCCTTTCGTGATCTTATTACTAGGGACAGGGGTAGCAAGGGGGATTCTCAGGGAAGAAAAAAGTTACAAGCTGCCAGAGAGTTAGCATATATCTATTTTATGGAAAACCCAAAAAGCCAATATATGGCACTTCCTGAAGATAAGCGGGAAGAGAGGGTTATTAATGCAGTATTTCCTGAACCTTGGAAACCAGATAAAGCAGTTCAAAAAGCAAGGGAAGTATATCGGCAAAGTGTAGATACTATTGCAGTAAAACTTTTGAAATCATCCTATAAAGCGGTGCATCAGTTACGGGATTATTTTGAGAATCTTGATTTGAGTGAGCGGGATGATAATAACAAGCCAGTTCACAAGGCAACAGATGTGATGAAATCACTTGCAGATTTAGGGCGAGTGGTGGATGGATTGGAAAAGCTTGAAGAACGAGTACGTGCAGAATCAAAAAGTGATGAAGGGAATATACGAGGGGGAGTAGAAATTAACGCATTCAATGAGTAGGGAGATTACAAAAAGTATATATGATATTATCTCTGTAGATGATAATGGTAGAGTACATATTGATTATGATAAAATGTACTTTAAAGACACCCATCTGTTAAGTCCTGCGGCACAATACTTTAAGAAATATGGATATTATTGCCCATATGATCAAAAGACGGATTATAAAAGGTGGTTGGCGTTTTGGAATGAAGAAAAAAGACGTTGTATTGAGGGATATACTGCTGACAATGGGATTGAGATTACAGGATATCACTACTTTTATTTGAATTACTGTCCAATTGATAGGGCAGTAGATGAAGTGATTGATGATGGCACTATAGTTAGTAAGAGGGAGAATGATTTCCCTAGTTTTTATGATGGTGATTACATCTATTTTGGCATTATACAGTATGCAAGAAAGGTAAATAAACACCTGAATCTGCTAAAAGCACGTAGAAAGGGATATTCGTATAAAAATGCGGCTTTGATGGTGCGTAATTATTATATGATAAAGCGGTCAAAAAACTTTGTCTTGGCTGGTGATAGTAAATACCTTGAAGGGTCGGATGCTATCCTGTCTAAATCGTGGGAATTTATGTCCCATAATGATGAACATTGTGCTTGGAAGCAACCACGCCTGAAGGATAAGATGTCTTGGAAGAAATCCGGATATAAAAAGAAGATTAACGGACAAGAAGTGGATAAAGGAATGATGAGTCAGATATCTGGCATATCGCTAAAGAATAACCCTGATGCTGTACGGGGTGCGGCAGGTGAGTTAGTGCTTTGGGAAGAAAGCGGTAAGTTTCCTGAACTGCTTGATGCTTGGCAGATTGCAATGCCACTTGTAAAACAGGGGGCAAAGACGCTTGGTATTATGATCTCGTTTGGTACTGGTGGTACAGAAGGTGCTGATTTTTCATCTGCTGAAGCATTGTTTGAAAAACCCGATGTGTATGATTGCTTGGTGTTTGATAATATTTGGGATCCGGGGGCTACAGGTACAGATGCAGGATTTTTCCACCCCAATTCAATTAACCTTGATGGATATATTGATAAGGATGGTAACTCAGATATACTTGGCGCTCAGCAATATGAGCAGAGTCAAAGGGATATAAAGAAGAAAGGTGAATCGTCAAAAGCATTTCAGCAGTATGTAGCTGAACATGCAGAAACACCACAGGAAGCAACGATACAAAGTGATGCTAACTTATTCCCCACCACAGACTTAAAGGAACAGTTGAACACAGTAAAAGCAAAAGGCAAGATAAACGTATTGACTGCAGGGCATTTAGTAAGTACGGAAAAAGGCATTAAGTTTGAACCTTCATTGGATGTAAAACCTGTATTTAAGTTTCCACACAGTAAGAAAGATAATGTGACTGGTGCAATTGTAGTAAAAGAAGCGCCTTGGAAGAATAGTGATGGCAAAGTACCAAATGGATTATACATTATTTGCCATGACCCTTATGCACACGATTCTTCAATGGATACTGAATCACTTGGTGCTGCGTTTGTGATAAAACGCACAAATAACTTTTCATCTACTTATAATGAATGTATTGTTGCTAGTTATGTAGGTAGACCTGCTACGCAAGATGATTACAACAGAAACCTGTTTATGCTATCGGAATATTATAATGCCAAGATAGGGTTTGAGAATGACAGGGGTGATGTGATTGGATATGCAAAAAGATTTAAGAAATTACATAGATTGGAAGAAGAGTTTCAAATGTTATATAAAAAAGAATTACATTCCAGAAATGTAAAACGAAATTATGGTATGCATATGACTGCCCAAAGAATAGATCAGGGAGAGATTTATATTAGGGATTGGCTAAATACTGTGATTGAAATTGACGAATTTGGTAATGAAAAGAAAGTATTGCATACTATTTATGATACTGCATTATTAAAAGAGTTGATTAAGTATAACAAAAAAGGTAACTTTGACAGGGTAAAAGCATTAATGGTAGGTATGTATCATAATAAAGAATTATATAATAGGCACGTTGCGCCAACAACTGAATCAATATATAATGACGAGTTCTTTGATAGAATGTACGTCACACGATAAATAATATGGCTGTAGATAAATCTATAATAACTAATATTCCGAAGCAGACAGTCCCTGCTTCTAAGAAAAACGATGAATGGGCTAAAGAAACCATTGATGCTTATATTGAACTAACCAGCTTTTCAAAGAAAACAGGAGAGCGGTTTTGGTTGAAAAAACTGTACGACTACTATAACGGTCACATTAATTATGAAGATTATAATCATGTGCTAAAGCCGTATGGTAAGTCAGTAAAGAATGTCCCTGCAGATATCAGACGATTTAACATTATCAAACCTCTTGTGGATGTCTTGCTTGGAGAAAAAGCAAGGCGTCCTGTCAATCATAGTGTTATTGTTCGAAATGATGATGCAGTAAGCCTGAAAGAAGAGATTAAGGCAGATCAGATTACCCAACTTGTTGTTCAGAATATATCTACACAAGCACAGCAAATGCTTGGATTGGAAGAAGGGGAGGAGATGCCGCCAATGCAGTCTATTCAAGATGCAGTCCAATTGTTTGATAAAAACTACGTGGATTCAAGAGCTATACTGGGACAGAAAGCACTCGATTACATTCAGCAGTATTGTGAAACACACAGACAGTTCCAAAAAGGGTTCTTTCATTTTCTTGTATCAGGATATGTGTGTTCTTATCGAGGTGTAAATAGTA